TTTGTATCGAGATGCGAAAGGAGAAGTGAATTATGGACGAGTTGAAGGCGACACCCCCCGCCTTTGTGCAGGCGGTGCAGGAGTGCCGGGAGAAGGAAGAAACGCGCATGGGCCGGCCCTATGCCAGCGGCTATGAGGCATGGGCCAAGCTGAAGCACCTGCTGGAGCGGGCGGAGGCAGGCAAGAAGACTCTGAGCAATCTGCAAGGGGATATCTGGGATGCCATCAAGGGCAACAATGATGAGTCTGTTATTGTGCATCTGAACGCCATGGGCAGTCAGGCGATGGATATGTGTGTGCTGCTGGCCACGGTGGTGGCCGAGGCGAACCGGGCCGCCGAGGAACTGGCGGGAGAGCTGTGAGGGAGGAAACGGATATGGAAAACGGCACGAACAAGAAAATGGATGTGCGGGAAAATATGGACGAGATCACAAAGATCCTAAGTGTAGCAGAACTGGCGCTTGAGAAGGCGTTGACTGCGGTAAACGGTGCACGGCCGACAGAAGTGTGCTGCGATAGTACTGAGGGCGCGCTGACGGGAAAGCCTGGGATTATGAGCATGATCTACGAGGTCGGCGCACTCGGCATAAGCGTGAGAGAGAAGGCTGAAGAACTGGCGGAGTTGCTGTGAGGTTTGCTCGGCAACGCCCCCTCATCCGCCCCAGTGAGCGCACTGGGGCACCTTCCCCCCGAGGGGAAGGCTTTATGCAGCCCGCACGGGGCTGCGTCCTGCTGCCGGGTGCCGGCGGTGGGACGGAGATCCGTGCACTGTACATTGAAAGCAGAACACCGTGGCCGGGGCGGCGGCATCCATGCTCCGCACGCCTCCGCGCTTCTTCCGGTCACGCTGCGGCGGCTGCGCGACGGGCAATAACTCCTTCGACTACGCCGAAACCCGCCGGGTCCGATGGACGCGCCTGGGCTTTCGGCATTCGCTCCGGAGTCTATTGCCCTGCTCCGCACGCCTCCGCGCTTCTTCCTATATACGCGCGCACGCGCGCGTATATAGGCGGTCCTTATAGGGATAACTTTAGGACCATTCTCTCTGTGAGGGGAGAAAAGAGGGGATGGCGACCGTGTTCTGATGGGAGAAAATGGCAATCAGACAGGAAGGACGGCAGGGCGTCTGCCCCTGTCTGAAGATATCATGATATCAGGCTAAGAAAAGTTAAGGCGTTCGCGTGGAGGCGGGCGATGCGCACGTGCGCGTGATAGGAATTCAAGAGACAACCCCTCAGCCGCCGTGGGGCGGCAGACCCCTCATCGAGGGGGACGGGCCGATGAGGGCATCGGCCCCTACGAAATGATAAGAAGCACGGAGGACAGAGAAATGCGGGGAGGCGGATATTGGGTGGTCAGGACGTTGCGAAGCGGAAAGGTGATCGAGAAGTCCCAGTTCTACGTGGGGGAACGCAGGCCCAGAGCGCCCCGAAAGAAGGGCAGCACCACCCTGGAACGCAAAGACAAGAATATGAACACGGCCGTGCGCCGCCTTGCCCGGATCATCAACTGCAACTGGGGCAGGGGGGACCTGTGGCTGTCGCTGAAATATGACAACGAGCATTTGCCTGCCTGCCCGGAGGAAGCGGACAAGTGCATGGATCTGGCGTGGCGCCGGCTTCGGCGTGCGCTGGATGCGGCGGGGGTGCAGCTGCGGGGGTTCTGGATGACAGCGGACAAGGACCCGGAGACCAGAGAGGAAGAACGCCTGCACCACCACGCGGTCATTTCCATGGAAGGTGTGACGGTGCGCTGGGACGAGGATGGGCAGCTGGCCGAGTGTTCCATCAACGGCCGGGAGCTGGCGGACATCTGGGGAATGGGAAGCATTCACGTGGAGCCCTTGCGGGAACAGGATGATTACACCCCCATCGCGGTGTACTGCATCCGGCAGGCGGTGGACGCGCCGGACGCCAAGAAGTGGCACGCTACCCGCGGCCTCAAGAAGCCGGTGGTGGAGAGCGAGCGGGTGGTGGACCGGGCGAGGGAGCTGCGGGCACCCGGCGGCGCCGTGGTGAGCGAGGTGAGCCACTATGACGGCGGGAGCGGGACCCACTATATCCGCTACATACGAAAGCCAAGAGCGCCCAAGGTGGGCGGTCATAAGGAGCGGGCGCTGTGGGAGGCGGGGGAAGACAATTCCTCAGTCACCTGCGGTGACAGCTCCCTTTGCACAAGGGAGCCTTTAGGTGGGGAAGACGTTGGAGGAGGTGTGCAATGAGCTTCCGAAGGCTGCGGGGCGTGCGGCTGTCGGAGGAAAAGCAGGGACTGATTCGTTACACCTGCCTGAACTACGCCAGCCGGACGAAATGGGAACAGCGAAAAATACAGCATCTGTGCGACGTGCATGGGGGCGAGTATTCCCGCGCCCTTTTCGAGGTCATGACCACACGTCGGGCGGTGACGGCAATCGCCCGGGATCATGCTGTGAGCGAGAGTGTGCTGTACGACTGCCGAAAGGCGTTTTACGAAAACTGGTTTAGCTGATATGCGGTCCGGGTGTGCGCGAGCACTCGGGCCGGCTTGCCGTGGCCCCGGGCATTGGAACGGGGCGTCTCCTTTCAAGGGGCCTGGATTGTGCTGCAGGGGCGGCTTCCAGGCCCCTGCCTTTTTTATGCCGCAAAAAATTCGGGCAGAGGGGAAAATGGAGTTTTGCATAGAGCGGCAAGGGATAGCGGGTTTTGAAAGTCCGTGATAACAGACACGCCTCCTGTGCTACGCTTATATCGCAGGAAGGGAAATGCACGCGGAAGTGCAGCATCGAAGGGTGTTGCCGATGCTCCACCGTCGAAACGATAGAGCCTTTCTGAGTGGAGGAGGGCGGGCGAGCGGGATTGGAGGTGCCGGCGTGGCCAAGAAGCGCAAAGAAGAATTTGACCCGGAGCGGGCGGCACAGATGACCGCGGATGAAATCGCTGAGTACATGATGCTCAAAGAGATCCTGTTCGTGAAAGAGTTTTTGACCACGCTGAACGGCACGAAGGCGGCCATCCTGGCCGGATATACCCCGGGTAAGGACAATGCCAGCGCGGCGGTGCGGGCTTCCCGTCTGCTGAAAGATCCGCGCATAAAAGCCTATCGGGATGCTCTGCTGCGTGAGAGCGTGGACAGTATGGCGCTGACCCGGGAGAATGTGCTGCTGCGGCAGCTGGAGATCTACCAGCGGTGCATGGCGGCCGTGCCCGTGATGAAATGGGACGAGCAGGAGCGCAAGTGGGTGGAGTCCGGCGTGTGGCGGTTTGACGCCAAGGGCGCCAGCAAGGCGATGGAGAACATCGCCAAATTGCTGGGCATGGAAGCGCCCAAGAAAATCGACCTGAACGGAAATGGGCTGGAGGCGCTGCTGGAAAAGTATTCCGGAGGAGGGCGGTCCTATTGAGGCCGGATGTGATGCGGCTGCTGACGGTACCCAGACTTTACATGGAGCGATTCCTGGTGATCCGAACCAAGGAGAGCAAGCTGGCCAATCTGAAGCTAAAACCGGCGCAGGAAAAGCTGTATGAGGCCATGAAGCGGGAGCATGACGCGGGCCGCCCGGTACGCATCATCGTGCTCAAGGCCCGTCAGCTGGGTTTCTCCACAGTGATCGAGGGAATGTTCTTCCACGATGCGGCCACCCGGCCGCTGGTGCGCACCTTGATCCTGGCTCACGATGAGGAGTCCACCAGCAAGCTATTCCGGATGAACAAGCTGTTTTACGACATGCTGCCAGAGCCGCTCAAGCCCATGCGAAAGAACAGCAACGCACAGGAGATCGTATTTGAAAATCCCGCCCGGGATCCGGAAGAAAAAGCGACCAACCCGGGGTTGATGAGTTCCATCCGCTGCGTGCCTGCTGCCGGCAGCGGCGTGGGCCGCGGCGATACGCTGACCAACATCCACGCCTCGGAGGCGGCGTTCTGGCGGAATATGAACGAGACGCTGGACGCGGTGATGCAGGCCGTGCCGGACAGCCCGGACACGGCGGTGGTCATCGAGAGTACGCCAAACGGCTTTAACGCCTTCAAGACTCTGTGGGATGACGCGGTGGCCGGACGCAACGGCTTTGTGCCGCTGTTCTTCGCCTGGTACGAGGAGCCCGGCTATCGCCGGCCGGTGGAGCCGGGGACGGAGTGGACGGCGGAGGAGGAAGAACTGCGCCGGGCCTACGGTCTGGACGATGAGCAGCTGACGTGGCGGCGCTGGTGTATCAAGACCCAGCTGCGCGGAGACGCGGAGAAGTTCAAGCAGGAGTATCCCTCCTGCCCGGAAGAGGCGTTTTTGCTGTCGGGCAATCCGTTCTTCGACAATGCCAAAGTGCTGCTTCTGCTGCAGACGGCACCGCCGCCCATGCGCCGGGGGCGCTTCGTTTACGGCGAGGCGGAGAACGGAAAGCCGCTGGACTGGGTGTGGCAGGAGGACGAGAAGGGCGAGATCTGCATCTGGGAGGACCGGGTGGAGCGGGTGCCCTATGTGTTCGGCGGGGACACCGCCGGAGACGGCAGCGACCGCTTTACCGCCCACGGTCTGGACAACACCACGGGCGGTCAGGTGGCCCGGCTGATGTATGACGGAAACTCTGAGCTGTGGTACGCCCAGCAGATGTACTGCCTGGGCATGACATACAACACCGCCCTGCTGGCGGTGGAGATCAACTTTTCCACCTACCCCGAGCGCAAGCTGGAGGAGTGGGGGTACCCGAAGCTGTTTATCCGGGAGAAGCCGGACGACATGCGCCGGGAGCTGGATGTGAAGAAATGGGGCTGGCGGACCGACCAGCGCACCCGGCCGCTGATCCTGGCCAACCTGCACACGGTGATGGATCAGACGGGGGACATGATCGCGGATGCCGAGCTGCTGCGGGAGATGCTGACCTTTATCCGTAACGAGGATATGCGGCCGGAGGCGGCCTCCGGGTCCCATGACGATCTGGTGATGGCGGCGGCCATCGCTCACTTCGTCCGGGGGCAGCAAAGCTATGAGGTCGCGCAGGTGGTCGAGGAACAGCGGGTGAAGCTGATCGACCAGCTGGAGGGAAAGAAACGGCGCAGACGATGAGGAGGCAACCCCTCAGTCAGCCTGCGGCTGACAGCTCCCCTTACACACTGCATAGCCGTCGGGCGGCCACATGGGGCCGCCCCTACGGATATGGCGTACCCTTTACGGGTAGGGGAGCCTTTGACAGGAGGACAGGGACATGGGATTTTGGGAGAAATTAAGAAAGCCGGAGCGGGAGGGCGCTGCGGACAAGGTGCCCGACCCGGAGCAGTTCCGGACCGGGCGCATCTATGACTACTCCACGCCGGAGAGCCGTGTGAACACGGCGGAATGGCTGTTCCAGCAGGCCAAGAACGAGCGCACGGCCAAGGAAGCGGAGTGGATCCGGCACAATGATTACTACAACTTCAAGCACGACGCCGTGCAGGAGATGGTGGACGCTATGCAGGACATGGACCTGCCATGGACGCCATCGGTGGTGCCGGACTGCTTTGTCATGGTGGAGAGCCAGATCGTGCCCGAAGTGCCGCAGCCGGAGTTCCGGGGGCGGGACGATGACCGGGACAGCAAAAGGGCTAAGGAGCGGGAGTTGGCGGTGCGCTACCTCATGGAGGCCAACCGCATCAACGACATGAACACAGCCAACGAGCGGCGTCTGCGCAAGCTGGGCGACGCCGTGTGGAAGGCCTACTATGACGAGACTATGCGCCTGGGTCGGGAGGCAGGCAATATCCGCATCAAGGACGTGTCTGTGGAGGACTTCTATCCAGACCCGACGGCAGGTGCCGAGGGCCTGCAGGCGGGCGAGTATTGCGTCTATATCTACACCATGCACAAGCTGCGCTTCTGGCGGCAGTACCACGCGGTGCTGGAGAAGCAGGGTAAGACGCTGGAAGGTGTAATGGGGACCCAGTACCGATTTGAGGACGGTATCCTGGAACCCTACACCAAGGGCAGCGCGGCACGGGACGATCTGGTGCAGATCATGGAGTTTTGGTTCAGGCAGCCCGCGGACACGGAAGGGGTGCGGGCGGGCGCCATCGGCTGCACCATTCAGGCCGGAGGGGTGGAACTGAAGTACATCCCGGATTACTGGGAGACCACCAAGTACGACAAGTTCCCCTTTGTGCATTACTGGTGTATCCGGGACGAGACCCAGTTCTGGAACAAGAGCGAGCTGGAACCCATTACCTCCATGGTGGACGCGGCGGACCGGCAGCTGGCCTTTGCCCAGCTGAACGACGCCATGACCGCGGCGGATATTATCGTGAAGGAAAAAGGAGCGCTGGTCCCGGGGTGCGAGATCACCAACGTGCCCGGCTCGGTGTGGGAAGTGGAGCAGGGGCGCATGGGCGGCGTGGCTCGGTTGGGCGGCCTGTCCAGCGGGAGCCGGATGCTGGATTCGGTGAGTTGGATGCAGGATCAGATCCAGCGCACCAACCGCAACTACGACACCAACACAGGTAAGGAGTCCGCCAGGATCACCACGGCCAGCGGTCTGCTGCAGCTGCGCACGGACGCGGAGAGCCAGCAGAAGCTGAAGAAGGCGGACCGGAACGCGGGCTTTGAGCGGCTGTATGAGCTGCTGGACTATCTGGCACTGGAGTTCTTTGACGAGGACCGGATGCTGTACATCGGGGCCAAGAAAAAGGGTGAGGAGCCGCAGATGCTGCGCTTCAACCGGGAGAATTACGCCATGCGCACGCCGGGGGTAGTCGACCCGGTGAGCGGCGAGGTACTGATGGAAGAAAGTACCTACTTCCCGCGGGTGGACGTGACGGTGACGGCGGGCGACGGATTGAGCCGCAGCCCGGCGGATACGCTGCAGGTGCTGGACAAGCTGGCGGCTACGCAGGTGACACCGGATAACTGGAAGCTGCTGGCGGAGGAACTGGAATATCTGGACATCCCCCAGAAGCAGGAGATCATCGATGGATGGAAGCGCAAGTTTGAGCCTGTGGTGCCGCCGGAGATTATTCAGGCGCTGGAGGAGGACCCCGCCCTGTTGGAAGCGGTAGGCGATGCTGTTCTG